CTTTGTAGGAATAGGAATCGGATTAACTTCTCTTGTAGTAGGATCAACAGCGTTTCCACCTTTATCTACGTACTGGATATCAAGGATAGTATTACTTTCATCATCATTTATAAATGTAACTTTGAATTGAGTAATGATTGAATCGTAAGTAAGAACAAGGTCTGTCCAGATTCCAGGTTTATCTTCAGAACCAACAAATTCTTTATATTCCTGCTGTCTGACTACAGGAACATGAACAGATCCAGTAAGAATTGACTGCTCAGTAGTAGCGCCATTATCATCAATACCGGCAAGTTTTGATAATTTCAGAAGAAGCGTAGTATCATCAAGATTCCATGAGATACCAGTAATTGTTACGGTACGAAGAGTATTAATAGCAGCATTTAAGATAGCAAGAGCATCTACGATAGAATTCTGACATACAAATGTCTGTAAATTATCGTATCCTGCAACCTTAAGATCAGTTAAGTCTTTGAGGTTCTTGAGTGTAAGAGTGTTGATAGAAGATGGGAGAGAAGCATGAGCAATCTTACCATGATTAGCAAATAATACAGATGTTACAATAGTTCCATCAGCATAAAGATTAATAAGATTTTCACATGCAGACAGGTTAACAGATCCTGTAAGATTTGGACAATTACGAATATCCAAAGTCTCAAGAAGAGTATTATTACCCATATTAAGAGATGTCATAAAAGTATTCTGATATCCAGCTGTATTATTACCAATGATAAGAGTTTTCAGCTTAGAAGCCTTTGAGAAATCATTATCATGAATATAACAAGCAGAGAGGTCATTTAGTGCCTCAATTCTTGATGCAGCATAGATAAGAATAGCTGTATCATCCATATTTGTTAAGTCCGTAGTAATCCGATATTCTTGTCCGGCTTTTGCACGTACCTGAGTAGTTTCTGGTGAATTACCATAAAGTACAGAAATATACATATCAGAATAAGGAATGATTTTCAGAGTATAATCTGGTTTAACTACAACTTTCTTAGGTGTATTACATCTGAACATAATCTGATCAGACTTTACATCTGTATGTAAGAATTTCGTTCCCATATAAATATGCTGGTCACGTTCCCATTGTCTGAGATGATATTTTCCACGCCCATTCATCATCTCATTAAGGAATCTTACTGTTCCAGCACGATATGTTCTTATATACAATCTTTCATAGTGGATTCTCCACAGTTCTTCTGGGAACTGATTCTGCCATGCTTCATACTCATTGATTAAGTGGGAGTCTGACCAACAGTTAGAGTCTACAGACTGATACATGTTTCTTAATTCTTGTGTAAATACATCACGTATTCTGCACCACAATACAGATTCAGCAGCATTGAAAACATAACCAGACGAAGGATTTCCTTCTTCTTTATAGTCAGTATCTTCCTTACCATATGGGAATGACAGTTCACCTGAATTATTAATACCAAGCTGAGTGTCCATATCATATGCCCATAGATCAAATCTATAACCATTATGCAGAGCAGCCGCATCATCATCTATAGTATAATATTTAGCTTTATCACCCATAGTTGTAGCTTCTTCCTGAGTGATATAATGTTTTGCCCAATGCGGGAAAACATTCTTGGCTCTATTGTCAATCATACTATATCTGAGTGTAACTAAATAGAAATAGAGCATTGCATCCTGAATACACCAATCTTTCAAGCCATCTTTAAATTCTTTATCACTGGATGTGATTACAAACTCATAGAAGTCTCTCCAAATCTGTTTGTTATCTGTACGTATTTTCTTTTTTGCTTCATCAGAAGTAAGAGCAGAACCATCCTTAGAATCGCCGCAACAATCATATCTGAATTCAAATGATCCATCCCAGTTATTATACAGAGCATCATATGCTGTATTACCAGTTTTCCATTCAGCTTTACTGATAGGATATTTCATAGTTCCATCTTGGTTTGTTATACCGGTCTGGAATGCAGAGTTTGGAAGAGTATTATCACTGATCTCAATACAGAATTCTTTCATATCCTCTGGATCATAAGCTCTTGTAATATCAGTCTTCTTTGAATCTCCCATATTACCGAGAGAGTAGAAGTGCCAGTCTGTATCCTGAAATTCTCTATGAGTAGTAATATCAGGATCAGATTCTTTAATAAAGATTACACAGTTGACAAATTCCATAGAGTTTTTAACTTTAGGATCTCTACGTACCGCAGGACTTTCATATGGTAAAAAGTCGTTGAATCTTTTCTGTCCTAATGCATTAGTTGCCATATTTGAAGATGCTACATTTACTTTAAAATTCCACCAATTATTTGGAACAGAGTTTCTTGTAAGACTAATTTTACCAGTTCCGTCCTCATATTTTGTCCCATCACCAAGAACCAACTCTGTTTTATAGTTAGGATCAAGAGGAATCTTACTATTGATCTGATGTACACCATCCGCACAACAAATAACATCAATATTTCTGGCAGCAAAACCATATTCATTACTTGTAGTGCCCTGTCCGGCGTGGAAACAGTTAATAAATTTCCAGTTATCTAATTTAGGATCCCCATTCTTATAAATACATTCCATAGAAGTATTTTTAACAAAATCCTTCTTATCATTTGTAAAGTGAGGGGCTTCAATTTTTATAATTCTTAAATTCGGGCAAGCAGTAGCTACAGAATCTGGAGTAAGAGCATTATTGTCATTGTAGATCTGGTTTCTATTATATCTTGCAATCATTTCATCTGAATCTCTAGCATCTGCAATAAAGTTAGCAAGAATGTCAGAATCTGTGAGAGAAGCAGAATAAGCTTTCATTCTATAAATCAACACATCACAATCCGGAGAACCGATAGTAATCGGAACAGGAGAATACTGGTGCAGTCTATGAGAATTATCATAAATAAGAGGTCTTCCTCCAACTCCGTCTTCATAAGTCATAATGATAGAAGTTGCAGATGTGTCTTTTGTATCAATTGTATTGATATTATATTCAAATTCAATAATATCCTCTTCGCTATATGGAAAATATAAGCTGTCAATAGAAGTGTTCACGTATGCTTCATGAACATCCATTTTAATACCTACGTCAGAGCCTTCAGTACCATCAATACATGATAAGAAAGTAGCAGAAGCATTGCGAACATTTTGAGTCTTAAATACAAATTTGAATTCAGAACCAGTCTGTTTCGGGTCTTTTCCGAAGAGATTATAATTAATCTGAGCAGTTGTTCCAGCTTTTACACAGAAATACTGGTTTCCAGAAGCATCAATCTGGTATCCACCATTATCCCAGTCAAAGTTATCTGATACTGAAAGAGTAATAGCAGAGTTATTTTTATCGGTCCAGAGTCTGTCGGTATCTCCATTGGATTTTCCAACAGGGTTAAAATCAAATGCTAAGTTGGCTGTGATTGGTTCAACATCAATATCAAGTTTAGTGATATTAACTGATAAAATCTTAGTCACTTTACGACATGAGATGGTCAGGTTATGTTTTCCTTCAGTGGATGACTTATAACTCCAGATTTGAGCAGAACGATTTACAGAAAGAGTGCTCTGTACTTTACCATCAATTGATAGTTTTACAGAGGCTGGATTGTGATCAGGATCATATACAACATATTTAATACTTGTTGCCTGGTACTGTTGTGCTGTAAATTCCTGTTGAGCACATCCAATAATAGGAGTTCTATTTGTAGGATCAACACAAATAATATCCTTACAAATAGTATTTGAGGTTATTTCTTTATTGTTAATTGTCGCAGTCATATATACTTTGAGTAAATGGCTGCCATGTTCCTGTTTAGGAATATTATAAGACATAATTCTACCTGAAGACTGAGTTTCAACAGTGCCTAAGTCTTTTCCATCAAGAATAAAATGAAGAGTCTTATTGACATTTCCGTAAGGTGTATACCTAAATACTACATCTGTATTTGTATATAACAAAGTATCATCAAATGTGCTTTCAAGTTTAAATTCTACAATAGTAACAGTCCATGTCTTAGTGGCAAGTGTCCCAAAACTGTCGGTAATAGTTAATCTAATAGTATTTGCACCGACATTAAGATATTCAGTGATATCAAAACTATTGTTTCCTTGCGCAGCCGTATTCGTAGCTACAATAGTATTACCAACTTTCCACACAGCAGTACCGGCTCCAGTTGTATCACCAGTATTATCTACAGATGAAAAACTATATTCAATAATTGCTTTTGAACCAAGTAAGAAAATAGCATCTGCATTTGTGATTCTTTCAATAGTAATAGTAGTAGTATCTGAGGAAGATCCTCCACCACCTTCAATTTTAAAGCTTTTCTGGATTTCTCCATCCTTTAAAAATGTAAAAATACTATTTTCGTATGTAACATCGTACTCGGCAGCCGCAGGATTTTTCTTGATTTCTTCAATGGCGGCTTTAACATCTGTAATATCTGTATTAATTCCTTCAAACTGAGTATCATAAGAAGTCATATTTTGTTTCAAGATATCTACAGCATTTTTGGCCTCATCAGATTTTGTAGCAGCATTTTCTACTTTCTTCTCAATGTTTGAAATAGTAGTTTTTATCTCTGAGACAGCAGTAGTATTGGCATTTACATTCTTTTCGATTTCAGTTTTAGCTGTTTCAAGTGGATCAATTCGATTAGAGATTACTGTATCTTTCTCGTCCATTTCTGCTTCAAGTTCCTGCTTCAATGCAGCTCTCCACTCAGCAGATGGCTCAATAGAACTAAGTTCTACAGTCTGAATAATAGTTTCTCCATCTTTGAATACTAATGAACCTTTTCCATTGACAACAGAATACTCAACTATAAGGTTTGCAAGACTGTTAATAGTAATGGGTTCTCCAATAGGTTCCGTTCCATCTTTAAACACTAAATTTCCAGTTGTGTTGTCATATTCAACTTTTAAGTTCTTCAAACTGTCAATACCAGAAATAGCAGTGTTTAATTCTTTGACTTTTGTATCAACTTCTGTTTTTGTATAATATGCTTTCAGAGATTCAGTTACTGTTCCATTAAGATCATTCATAACAGATGTTTTTACATCTGCTTTTATATCATCTACATTAATAGAAGCAGCGGAAGCCTTTGCTTCATCTGCGTATTGTTTTGCTTCGGCTACATGACCAAGAATCATATTTACAAAACTTGTATACCAATCTTCAGAAGGTTCAATGATTCCGTCATAATTTAATCCTTGAAGAACAGTAAACTTACCATTTGGTCTGGTTCTCCAAATATAATTGTTTCCTTTTTCATTTACGCCAGTAGCCATAATTTCAAAAATTATATCTCCGGCATTTGCTGTAACAGCAGCATCAATTAACCAACCAAATCGAATATAAGTATTGTTGGAAGCTACATTGATAACTGTCGCTACTTTACCTTTTTTCTCAGCTATAGATTCATATCTTATCTGGATGAGCATATCCATAAGATCCATACCATCCCAATATCTTGGAATCCTAAATGGCATATACTGGCTGTTTTCTTCCTGCATAATATTAATCTGTGTAGCATCAACGGCAATATTTTTTAAGTTATCCACTGTTGAATATGCATTGTCTTGATATTTGGTATATACTTCATAACGACCATCAGTACATAATGTATATTCCTCAGTGTCTACGGCTAACTCAGCACTCAAAGTCATTGCCGAATTAGCCGCAGCAGCAATTTTAGAATCTTTAAATGACATATCATGACTCCTTTACTTTAATAATTTATCCAGATCGACAACCTGATCAAGATGAACAACTCCATCCTGTGTGCCATCAGGATCTTTACCTGTCATATCTTCGGCTACCATAGCAGAAAGATCTTTTACAACGATACCATTTCCGGTATCTTCACCATTTCTGTCTGTTAAAGTGATTTTTCTGTCTTCTGTATTAAGACGAATATCTTTCACCATACCTTCATAAGTTGCTTTATTCTGAGCATTGAGATCTTTAATCATTCCTTCCATAGCAAGGAGCCTCTGATCAATTTCAGTAAACAATTCAGAAGGTTCATATTTATCAAATTGTACAAGTGGAGTAATATGAATAACACCTGATGTGGTTTTTCGAATATAAGAAGTGTACGTTCCATCTTCATTAGCAACAAGTTTTAAGAACGTGAAAGATACTTCGATATCCCCGGCTTCAGCAGTAAGTGCTGCATCGACAGGGATTAAATACTGGATATAATTCTGTTCATATTCAAGATTATTTATAATAAGTTGTGTCATTTTAATTTTGTCTGACACTGGGAGCTTATACTTCATATAAACAGTTGTATCTGACATATCAATCTGTTCCCGGTACATTTTACTTGTTACAATCTGAATCTTATCTACATAATTGCTTCTTTCCACAATTGATTCTTTGACTGTTGTTACAACAGTATTTTCATCTGTAATTTTTAGTGTATACATAACTGCCTCCTTCCTTATTTAGTCTGAGTTTTTTCTAAAGCTTCAATTCTAGTCTGTAGTGACTTAATAGTTTCCTGCAGTGTTGTGACTGACGAATTCGCATTATCAGCACTTTTCTTGATCTCAGCAGTATTCTGAGTCAAAGTAGTAATATTGTTCTGTATTGTTTCGATATTATTGGTCATGCTAAGTAATGATGTATTGATCTGTTCAATTGAAGTGTTAGAAGAAGAATCTGCAGGCTGCAGATCAGAGATAGATTTCTGTACGGCAGTCATAGATTCTTTCAATTTATCCACATCAGCTCCCAGCTGAGTAAGTTTTCTTCCAACAACAAGGGCATCAGCGAATGCACCCTGTTTAGATAATGTCATATCTGATTCAGGGAGATTAGCCAGATAATTATAATCATACTTAACAACACCAACAGAGGTTTGAATTCCCTGAATATATGTTGCCATTATTACTCACCTTTTTCTACAAATTCATATAGTACTGTCATATCAAGCATAGACAGTTTGTCTTCATTAGATTTAAGCATTTTCTTGAGAGATTCCTCTGGAATCATCTCAACATCAAGTTCACATGTTTTATCATAAATTTTCTGCAGACCTTCTTGAATTTCAGGGATGATTTTATCTTTTATGTCATCATTAAGAGCACGATTTCCTGTTTCATTACCGTTTTCGTCAACAATAGAATGTGAGTTTTCCTCTGTAAAATAAGAATCAACTAACTCCTGCTCAACCTCTGAGATTTTATCTACCTGCGCCTTAAGAGTCTTCAGGTTCATTGTATTCGCCCAGAATACATCAACATCTCCTGCGATTAAATCCGCACGACTCTTCATAGAATTTAATGTTTTATACATTGCCATAATGTCTGTATTTACAATAACTTTTTTCATAATCCTTGTACTCCTTTTATATTAATATGTAACTTTATTTTCTCTGACGAGTTCTTCAATAGCATCATTTAGATATGCTTCAAAGTCAGAATATAATGTTTCGATAGCCGCTTTAGAATCTTCTGTAATCAAAGCCTTAGCTTTATCAATAGCCATCTGTTTAGCAGTTTTAGCAGCTTCCTCATCAAATTTACCCTGTTTCTTTAATGAATCAACATAGGTCTGATTAACTGCGAGCACTGCTTTACTAATAGCATCAGTGGCAGCGTCTATATATTTTACGAGCTGGTCGTTCTCCAGGTTCTTTTCCTGTTCTTTAATCTTTACTTTTAAGAAGAGGATTCCATAAGTAATAAGAAGTGGAAGAACACCAGTAATGATCAGATATAATACGTCCTGAATACCCTGTTTAATATTCATAATTTCCTCCTAACCGACAGCTTCATCATTTTCTGAAGATGACTGTCTAAGTTGTTCCATTGCAGAATCATAAGTAATTCCGCCTGCACAATTTTCAGCTTTTGCCTTACTAAAATAAGCCCACACCGTAGGGATAAGTGTCGCTGGGATAGCAATAAGAGCGTAGAGAGCAGATAAATCACCATATGTCATGATCGCTTTTTCTACGAAATAAATGATCTGTAGATTGAGTAGAAGTACTGCAACAAGAATCAATTTACTGGTAGAAATCTTTGGAATGTTAAATCTACTAACTTTTGCTGCCTTCAGATTTCGTTTCATTTCAATCTGCCGATTTTTGGCTTTGATTTTCTTTAATTCAAGTTCATATTCTCGACTGGTCAAATATTTCACCTTCTTTGCATAATAAAAGACCACAATTGCTCATGGCCTCTTATTTATTCAGGAATAATTCCATACACATATGTTTCAAACTCTGTAAAATCTTTCAGGACTGCTTCTTTATTTGTTTTAAATATTTCGCTATCCTGAATGGATTTATTGATATTTACATTTCCATCTTTACTAACAGATGCATTAAGATAAGCAACCTGCTTTGAGTTTTCACCTTCACCGATCATAACCTGACCGGATACATTTCTTGTTTCACTAATTTTTAACATAACTTTTCCTCCATTTTTTGTAGTCGTTGAGTAATGAGAGAGAGCTGTCCCTGAAGCATAAGAATTTCATTCTTAAGGGATTGATTTTCAGATTCGAGAGAATCAATACGGTGATGGGCTTTTTGAGTCATGTGGGTGTTGAGAGAGATAAATTCAAGATAATTCATTGAATATTCATCAGTACGTCCAACAAAATTAGGCTTATCTAAAATAGATTTTGTAACTATACTATAATTTTCTGATTCAAAATTATTTTCCTTTAGATGTCTTTCTGTTTCCCTTGCTCCAAATCCAAAATGTATTTTAGATATTTCATCATCGTTTGGACGTTGTTTGAATTTATATTGAATTGGATTTAATGACATATAAAATTTATCAATAGATGGAAAATTAGTAATGCTTTTGATATTTTCTTTTATATACTCATCAGAACCAGTATTTATACCGTTAGATGCATAAACATATTTCCATCTATGTCCACTACTACCGCATGAATATGAACCATCACCATCTGGATACATTGTTGATGAACCAACTGTAACATCAAATGATCCTGTTAAATGATCATGTGTATGATTTAATGGAGCATAATTCCCACCACCAGAACTTGTTGGTAAAGTAACTGAGCTTAATTGAGAACCGTTATAATTTTTTAAATATAATGTACTTCCTGAAATACTTAATGTATCACCAAATGCTCCTTTAACCCAACTTGTAGTAGCATATCCAGAAAGAGATTGATGTTGAGTTAAATATCCTTTACCAGCCACCCAATCTTGCGTTGCAAGGTTATAATTCGTGAATCCAGAACTACGTGTAACTCCATCAATTTTAAGACTAATTGAACCACCGCCTGTAGAAATCTTATTTCCATATTCATCATAGTAATTCTTAGCATATACAGCATTCCAAGGAGCAGATGTGCTTCCTAAATTACAAGTTCCACCAGCACTTACCATATAATTATCAATATTGGTATATGATGTAACATTATAAGGAGTGAATGCAGGAACACTATCATTACTAATGGCAACACACATATTTTTATCACTATTAATAAGAACCGTATGGCAATGACCAAATCCTTTATATCCTAACGTAGTACTCCAATTGATGTCAGAGTTTGAATGAGAATGTGATCGTGCAGCGATCCCTAAATTAGATAAGGTATTATTTCCGCTTACTAACGTATGTCCGTTAATACCTGGCTTATTAGTAAGAGAACCATAACTAGACGCATCGCCACTTGTTTTTGCTGTTGTCATAGATGACTTATCAGGAAAAATAATTTTTTCTATATATAGATTTCTAAAATTATCAGTTGAAAGTCCTAAATCAACAGATACATTACATGGATAAAAAGTGTAGTATCTATTCGATCCAGAGCCTTGTCTTTCCATATTTAATGCTTGTCCACCACCAACAAAAAATGATAATATTCCTGGGCTATTAGATCTTGGTTTCCATGCTGACATATACGCAGCGGAGCTATTGGATATATAGCCAAACTTTGTACTTATTGAATCTGTTGAAATCGCTTTTATTTTTTTTGATTCATCATTATAGTCATCTTGCATTAACATATGGAGAGAATCACCAATAGTAATGTCAGTACAAAGCATTCTACCATTTTTTCTAACAACAAATGGATATTCTGCATCAGCCCAAGAAGTCATACTGCTTGTTTTCTTTCTAACATAGAATGCAGCACCGGACGGATCGTTATTAGATGTATTTCCTCTGATTCCAGATTGATATGTATTACCACTTCCATCTGTAGTTTGTACATATAATGTATTTTCATAAGCATGATCACTATTATCTAGGAGTGTCGTAATATTAAACCCGCCGATTGTCCCTTGATTTGCAAAAATTGTTCCGTAAATAATAGCATTCGATGCTTGAAGAAGACCATCTGATGATACTTTGAAACCTTTTGCTCCAGTTGGAATATTTTGCACTTCTTCTGTGAGTGTACCAACAGTACCGTCTGTTTTAATATATAATGTCATATCAGATGGAATATCAGGTTTATTCTCAATATCTGTATTATAATCAATTTTACAGCCACTCAAAGTAAGAGAAGTAGCAGTAACCGCACCTGTAAAACTACCTGTTGCAGCAGATAGTACTCCACTGAAAGTACCATTAGCACCGTTTAAGGTTCCACTAAATGTTCCACTAGCAGCTTTTAAATCCCCAGAGAATGTGCCAGTAGCAGCTTTTAATTCTCCAGAAAAGCTACCTGTTGCTGCAACTAATTCACCAGAAAAACTTCCGGTAGCAGCTGATAGTTTACCACCAAAAGTTGCATTCCCTTGATTATCTATATTTAACTGATTGCCAAGTTTTAAACCATCTGGATTCAAACTTATGGATCCATCTCTGTTACTTAATGAATTTGCAGATATATTCCAACCGCCAATAGTTCCTCCATCAGCGTAAATAGTTCCTGAAAATGTACCAGAGTTAGCATAAAGTTTACCATTTGGATCAACTCTGAAATTCCCACCACCAAGAGCAATTCCGTCTGTACCAATATACACATTTTTATCTTTTGATATTGATGTTGGTTGTTCAGGAAAGGTATCCATACCAGAATATAGTTTTCCCGCTTCAATATGGAAACCGCCAATACCACCAATATAACCTTTATTAGCTATAATGGTTCCCTCAACAGTGCTGTCACCACGAATATAAGCATTACCATTAGAATCAACAGCAAAATTTTTACCTTTAATAGCACCGTTCTCTGATAAATCAAACCAGATACCTTTAAGTGAATAATTAGATGTCAGATCATCTTCAAATATTTTTGATCTGATTGCATCAACTTTAATAGAATCAGCAGTAATAGTATTGGTTTCAATAATACCACCGTCGATTTTAGTTTTACCTGGTCCAGTGTGTGTATTCATTGCAGTGATAATACCATTAATGTCAATGGCGCTGGCATCAATGCTAATATGGTCAGAAATCATCTGAATAAATTTATCAGTAACTGTGAACTCAGACTCTTTGTCACCAGTTACCATAAAACTGATTTTATCTGCATTTTGAGTAATAGAAGAGGTGTTTGCTTTAATTTTTTCTTGAGCTTCAGAAAGATCTGTTTGCATACTGCTTACAGTAGATGTAATCCCAGAAACATTTTGTTTGATATCAGAAAAATCTGTTCGGATAGATTCTTGATCTTTAAGATATTGAGTATTACTAACCTTAGTTTCGATTTGTCCAGTCAGAGTATCTGTAACATTCTTAATCTGTTTTGTGTAGTCATCGGTAATAGTCGTCTTTTCTATTCCCCACCATTGATTTCCTTTACCATCATAAATATTAGTGATATCAATACCACCTTGTTCATTTGGTTCTATGATTTGGAATCCAAGTTTGTCTTTGGTAATGGTGGCGTTATTAATCATGTCTCCAAGAATTGTATTATCTGGAATACCTGTCTGGGTAATACCATTTTCATCAAATAAAGCGGCTCTGTCTCCATTTTTAACAATAAAGTTGAAATCCCCTTTACCGTCCATACCAATCTGCACACGAACATTTCCTTTGGAATCATAAAACTGTTGGGTACTTTCTTGAAATGCAATGGTAGGTTTATTGTCTTTAGAGATAAGTACAATTTGATTTGCAAGAGCATTTTGAGCCATTAAATCTCCAACTGCAATTTTCTTTGCGATGAGATTAGTAATAACAGCCTGATCAATTTCTGCATTCTCTACAGTAAGATGAATTGTATGTAATTCTCCAACTCCTGCATGACCTGCAAGAAGATTTTTTACATTAATCATATCAGCATTAATCTGATTAGATTCTATAATCTTAGCTGACAGCTTTTCAATATTTGCCTGTTCCGCTTCGAGAATACGAGTTGTGATCTTATCTGCGGAAATAAGTTTTACATCGAGATATTTCATGAAAGCAGTATCAACAGTAAGCTTATCAAATACACCTTCTTTTGCTTTCACGAGTTCTGCAATAATTGTATCAGCAGTAATGGTTCCGCCAGACCCGGTTCCTCCAGTGACAGTTCCACCTAACATTGAATTGAATAGAGGATTTGAAAAGATTTGTTTGATAGCTTCTGATGTGATGACATAATCAGAAGTAGAAGATTTGTTGACTGAATTAACACGACCACCGGTTCTGTCAGAAGTCTGATTTAATGCATTTGTTAAAAATTCGTTATCATTTGTTAATTTTGATTTATATTGGACCATGTTGGAAAAAGTAACTTCCATCGTTTCATCCATATCACAAGGATTATATCTGATTTCTACAACACGAAGTTTTACATATCGTGTATCAGATAGTCCTAATCGAACAAAATCATTTACTGCAAGCTGATCATGATATTCTCTGAATTCTGGAAGAGCATAAATATTTCCAATTTCATCTGTATAAGTATATTGCGGATGAGATTCTACATACAATTCTTCTACAGCATCTTTATATAATGTAATCGCTTTATCGACTGCATCAACTGTGCTATCAAGAGTCGTAATAATAATATTTTCATTTGAATAAGTTGCTTGATTATATAGGCTCTTAATAATATACGTTTCCTTATCTGTAAACGCTGGATATTTTTCCTGTACCTTACCAAAATTTTCCATTAAAACATCTTTGGCAATCTGGTTTCGTTTTTCTTGAATTTCAGGTTTCTTAGCCGCATCATATTCAGCTTGACGTTCCTTTAATGCAGTTTCAGCCTGATCTTTTAAATTCAAATAATCCAGATATTTCTGATGCATTTGAGTAAAATATGCCTCTTCGTATCCAGAAAGAGGATTATATCCATCTGCATATCCATTCTTTTTTAGTTCTTTGATACATGAATCATATGTGGCAATTTTAGTTTTTAATTCTGCAATGCCGTATAATTTCCAATCTGTTTCATACGCTTTCATGATTGCTTCAGACTGAGTAAAATATCCAAATTGAGATGGGGCGTCTCCCATTTCAAGTTGCATACCACAAACAGTAAAGTCAGAACTTCCTGTAAATGCCACATCAATAAGATGTGATGTTAGATTGAAAGAAGTATAAACTCTGGTCCAAGAAGATGTGATGTTATAAGAAATATTCTTTCTGTCCTCTCCGGTGTTATTATAACCAAGATAAAATGTACCGGATCCTTTTACAAAACAACTAAGAGTATATCTCTGAGATGGTTCGATGCTGATATTGTGTTGATAGATACCACCATCTGTACCGGTTACTTTAACTCCACGAGTAATTCCGTATGCAGGTGCGTCATTAATTTGTACTGTTTGGAACGAAGAAGTTCCGGAACCTACCATATACCAATCTTGACCTAATACAACTGGATTTACACATGAGATGATATTTCCTTTACCGAAACCCTCTATAGTTTCGTCTTGAGCTTGTAACGCAGCTACAATGGATGGAAGAGTATAGTTCATGATTGATTCGTACATAGGCCAATCGGATGAGTTTTTCAAATCTTCAAGATCAAAATTTCCTTCTTCATCAACATGAATAGACTCAAAACCTTTGATTATAGCCATGTTTGAATCATATGCATCTTTTAGATCTTCAACTTTTTGTCCGAACCAATTTGTCTGAGCAGTATCAATAGGGACTCTATTCATCAATTCAGCAAGAATTTCAAGATTTTTATTATACTCCTTAGATAGATTACAGTATTCATCTCTTCTTGATTCTATGTATTTTTGCCAAGCTGTATATTTTTCTTGTAGGACAATGTTCATATATGGTTCACGACAAAAATGAGAACAATCTGTAATGACAGAGTTTCCAAAATTTGCGAGATCGATATTGTAATCGTCAAGTCCATCAACATAAAATTGTGTTACCAAACTGTCGTCTCTTGATATTGTTACGCTATCTTGAATATTACGAAAACCAAGTACTACATTTGTATCTTTACCTAAACTATCCGGCTTATATACATTAATTAATAAATTTTCGGTATCAAATTCAAAAACACATTTATATGCAGGAGCAGCAGTTTGGGTGAAAAATGCATATACATTTTGATCGTCCACATCGAAATTACAAATTTCATTCGGAAGTAATACCTTATCATCATCCAGAGTGATGTTATCTACATATCCGATCTTCCATCCAGGTACATCCGCATGTTTCAGCACAATATGTAGAAAACTTAGGTCTTCATTTTCTGGATTATAAAATTTAATTTGATAAAACTTATTAATATCATGATTTTTTTGGTACATCATTTCATAAGAATCTTCTTCGCCCATGTTAATTTTAAAATTTTTTAGTTTATATTGAGTAAGAGAGATTTCATATGATTCGGCGGTAATATCCTTTGTACATTGCATTCCGTCATTTGTCTCTGTTGGAGGATCCATAATTTTATACCAGATTCCGTCACAATACAATTCCATCATTTCATCAAGTTCTTCATATCCCTGAGATTCTACGCCATCTACATATTTATCAACTGTGAAAGTTAATTCTGCAGTATTATTAGTTCTTAGCGTAACAGAAACAGTAGAAGTATCAATTCCGCCTAATGCACAAAAGAATCGTTTCCCAGGTTTAGCCAAATAAATGATTGCAGATTCTGTATTTCCATAAACATCATAGTTATGAGTCATTCTCATGCAAAGGCACCAACCTTTCTTGGTTCTCTGTATGATATTTCAAATGTAGCATCACCTGTAAATTCAAAGATATTTTCTCCGTAAGCAAGACGAGGCCAATAAATGTCATCTATATTCTCAATGCCTAAGTCTTCAAATGATACAATAGAATTTGTGATGTCATAAATTTTTAAATTTCTACAATCTATATAGAAATCATCACTTTTTAATGCATTAATTTTCATTGTTCTATCATTATCGGTTTTATTCTTTATAGTAATTATCCCATGAGATTTTGGAGAAACTTTAATTGTGGGGTATACATAATCTTCCCAACAATCAGAATTGTTCTGGATAGAATATTCTCTAGGAAGAGTAGAAGAGGAAGTTGTTTTACATAAAATAAGAGGAGTATATCCCCATTGACTATCACAAGTTACTGTGTATGTTAGTTCATATGGAAGAGATGTATGTTCTGTAGATACCTCTGTAATTGTAGCAAAAAATTCGATTTCTTCTGAAAAATAATCGTCTCCAATAAATTTAAGAAGCCTTGGATATTGAGGGGATGTTAACCATGCATTAATGATTCTAATATTATTTGAAGTTAAATAATCAGAATCATTTGGAATAATAATTCCATTTTTTATATCAGCTGTATAATTCATAGAAAATTTTAAAATTCCATTATCTAAATATGGAGTATATGTTGAATCGTATTTTAAAATTCCATTTTTTAATTCTGGAACTACATTTTTGTTTCTGCATGGATTTCTCATTACGCCCATTTTGAATGAATAATTATCACCATATAATGTTCCGAACTGATTTTCTTTTGGTCGATATTTGTTCTTTTCTCCTAATTGCAAAGAACGATTTACAAGAGTATCATTTTCTTCTATTCTAGTCACAATCAATCCATATTCATCAGAAGTATGACCATTAAATTCAAATTGTAGCATTTTTTCACCTCTTTCATATATTTTAATATTAAAAGAGCTGTCTTAAAGACAGCCCTTTTAAATTAGCGAACTTTTTTCCAGTCACGTTTATTACGTTCAGTGATAATATCACCAATTTGATAAGCAAGTTTCTTAATATCTTGCTCACTATTGATTTTATCAACATTGATTGTAATATTGCACTCGCTATTCATACTTGTATTATTTGAAGATGATGGTAGAATAGGAGTGATAGGTTTCGCCATTCTAGCATTAAATTCATTCAGAGTAGCAACTGTAGGTTTCAGTTGATCTGTGAATTCTTTTGTCAGAACAGTTTCACCCGGATTTGCACCAATCAGCATAGAATCTCCACGCGGTATTAAAGCGTCTCCGCCGATTATATCAAGTATGCTGGCAGGAATACCTTTCCGTACAACACCACCTTTAGAGAATCCGTAGGATTTATATGCATTCAGGATTTTATTTTTCAGAGTAGATCCCCAAGAATCATAGTTCTTAACACCCGGAGTATTGATCTGAAGAATATCTGCAAGCTGTTGCATTTCTTTTGGTCCGACTTTCTTACCTTTAGCATTAAAATATCCTATCAAAGGACTCACTCCGGCAGGAACGTCTGTCGCACCGTCTGGACGGTTAGGTAGAGAATTTGTCCAGTCCTTCAGATATGCTTTTTTAAATCCTTCAACTGCGGTATATGATTGATTGCTATGGTTTGCGCCGTTTTTATAAGCATATTCCATGGCATCTCTCAGATTATTACCTGAAGTCTCTTTGATTCCAGCTTTATCTGCATAATCCTTGATCTTCTCATAATGAGAATCCGGCATTACATGAACGGTACAAGTAGCTTTAGCAAGACCACCACCGCCAATAGCAGTAATGATACATTTTCTTGTTTTAGACTCATCACGCGCCATTAAACCGTTCTTATTAAGACCTGAAGACACACCGCGAACTGTACCATCAGAAGAAACTTTCGCAATAGATTCATCAGAACTTTTCCACTCGATATCAGAGTGTTCTGGTTTCTTTGGTGACCATGTTGCTTTAAGCTGTTTCTTGATATGACTGTATGTCAGATAAATATCTGTATCACTCAGCTTCAAAGTATAGTCTGTATCTGGTTTAATATTTGGACTTCCAGCAGTCTGAGAAGATCCTGCGTTATTCATTGCGCTATCAAATGCACTATTACCAGCAGATGAACCGCCATAAGGCTTACTGGTGTCAATTTTTGTAACACCTTCCCATGCTTTTGTTGCATTTACAGCAGCAGTATTAAAGTCAGCTGCCTTTGTGATCATTTGACTATAAGTTTGAGAAACTTTCATGCCATACTGATCCATTACGTCGCCCAGATGTTTATAGGTGCTGTCGTAATTTGCTTTTACATTAGAAAGCATGCTGCCAATAATAGCTTCTTGGAAAGCTGCATTTTTCTTAACAGCATCAAGAGTATTGTCTAACGCATTATTTGCCTCATCTGAAAAATTCTCATAGCCGGTATTTTTCATATCGACTTCATGCTGATGCATTGTATCGGCCATATCGTCTTCTGCATCTGCAAGTTCCGCACGTAATTTCTCAAGACGAGCTTTTGAGGCTGCATTTGATGTTCCTTCAAGTGCAGCAATCTGTGCTTTTAATGCATTGATATCTTTAGTTTTCTTCTTTAGAGTTTTGTCATAATCGTAATATTTCTCTTTAGCAGAAAGAGCATCTTTACGTTTTTCAATATTCTCCTGTAACAGATCATTCTCTTTAGTAACTTGAGTGGTATACATATCAAGAAGGTTCTGTTTAAGATCAGCAAGAGTAGCAGACTCTTGTTGCAAACTCTTAAGCATTTCATCGGTTTTAGTCTTATAATATTCTGGACCAATTGCACCATTTTTATACATTTCATCCAGCTTATTTAATCCCTCACGATAATTTGCTATTTTATCCTTAGTAGCGTCAATCTGTTCTTGAACCAATAAAATATTGGTCAAACCGTTTGTAGAGAAGGCTCCATCATCATTATAGAAACTCTCGGTATCGCCAAGTAACTTCTGAGCAGTCTGAAGCTCAGATACAAGATTTGAAAGTTTATTCTGCGCTTCATCAAGAGGTTTAAATCGAAAATCAATTTCTTCTTGAGCTAATTGTTGCATCGCTTCTTTGGATTTAATAATAGAAGCAGTGAGGTTATCGTATTCCTCAATCTTTTTCTGCATCTCTTCATTGCTCCAAGCTCCACCGTTAGCTTGATTTGCTGCAATTTCTTCTGCAAGAAGCTGTCTTTTCGCTTCATCAGCGCGAATAATTTTATCATAAGTTTTCAAACGTTCTTCATAATCATTGGTTGAAAGCTGATAATTAATATCATCAGCATTCTTTTTATAACTAAGAGAAGCGTCCTGCTTATCACCAGCTCTTTCCCAACGATCAATTTGCCATTGCTTTAAGTTCTCTCTGGTTTCTTCAAGAGCAGCTTTAGCTTCTTGGATGTGTGTATCAGCCTCAACAATAGACGTGTTCAAATCAGTTAGATTTTTCTTCATTTCCTGATAAGCTTTATCTTTTTTGTTATGACCATTCACATTAAGATAATCTGTCATGCTTTGCTGAACTTTATCTCTTTCTTTTAACATCCAGTCTTTCTGATATTGAGCATAATTTACTTGTTTTTTAAGATCTTTCCAATATACCGAACCGACTTTTTGAGATTTTCCGCTCTTTATACGATTTTCAGCTTTAGCTGCATAATATTCCTCTTTAGCTTTACGCTTACTAATGATCAGATCATAGGAATCGTAAACATTATCAACTTTAGATTTAGCTAAATCAAGTTCCTGAGTTTTCTTATCTCTATATTTTTGAACGGCATCAAGATACTTGTCGTACCACTGTTTATATGCTTCTACGGCAGCTTTCTGATTTGCATCCAATGTTTCTATATTAATAGTGCCATCTTGAACTTTTTTCTTCAAAGCAGGAGTAAGATATTTGCTTACTTCGCCATTGTTTGCAACTTCTTCGGACTTCCTTTTATAAACAGAGATGCTTACTTTAGCAGCCTTGATTTCTTTATCTGTATTTTCAAGAGCTTTATTATAATACTTTTGAGCTTTTGTATAATGACTATAATCACTTTCGGCAAGATCTGTATACCTAGAAGTTATACGATCAAGACGATCCATAGCAACTTCAACCCAATCCATAGAATTATCATTCAGCTTCTTGATTACATTTTGAAGAGCTTCGCTTACTTCATCAGCTGCGTCACTTGTATCATCACTATTGTTTGATACCGCATCTGTATTATCTTCGATTGCATGTTGAAGACCAGAATTACCGGAGTTACCAGAATTTCCAGATCCGGCAGGTTTAACAGTTGCAGCCCCGCCTTGGAAGTGGAATCCCGGAGTATTACCAGCAGCAGCATAAGCTTTCATAACGCCTGGAGAAGTAACAGTGCCACTTGCATAAGCTCTGGCATGTCCTTGAATAGCCCCGTGTTTAAGAAGAGCATCAGTTTGAGTAGTAGAGAATATAATGTCGCCCTTTTTCAGGTTCTCTATATGAGCACCGCCAGGAATTAAACTCCAAACACCATCA